TGTCTTCATTTTTAAATAACAATGATACGAAGTTTTCGTTATCTAAATTTGTTATTCTTATATATCTAACATCAGCTTCAGCAAAAGTACCAGCAGCAACGGCTGTGCTCATAGATACCACTATCACCTCACTAGCTGGAACATTAATAATTCTTTTAGAAACCTCCGTTATAGAAGGTATAGTTAAAGTATTTTTTGTTCCTTGCTGAACACCATTAAGAGTTAAATCCTCCTCTATTGTTACCCTAAGTGTAGATGATGTTAATGTTCTTGCCATGTTTTATTTTTTTATATCGTCAAAGTCTACGTAAGTAATTGTAACTTCTTCTCCACATTCCAACGCCTCAGCAATAGGAGGATATATTCTAGAGTAAGCTTTTGTAGAGCTACCTATAAATCCGTTCTTATCTATTTGGTTGTTTTTTTGCGTGTCCCCCACAAGTAAACACCCAGCCGTGTGTTCATCAGTATTACCACAATGAATAAGGATATACTTAAAGTTAGGAACGTTGATAACATGAAGAGTACCTTTATGAATATCAGCAAAACGCTTAGTATAATTATTATGTATTCTACCAATCGTTCTAAGAATAACTTTATAGGTACCAGCAGGTATTCTAGTTTCTGCCATAACTTTCGCATTTTCGCTGTCTCTGTATTCATCTTCTAGTGTATAAGCTAGGAATTTTCTTCCGTTTGTTACATCAAATAATAGGCCCGATGTACTATCGGCCTCACTTGAAAATCTAATTACTTCTAATTTCATTTTAATTATGCTTTAGTAAAGTATGCGTATTCTGCCACTATGGTCCCTGAAGACGCTTGTAATTGAACGCCTAAGGAATGACCACCGACTGGCACAAACATAAACTCATTAGCAGCTAATTTTCCAAAAACCGTATCACCCGTTAATTCTACATTTAAAGTTGTAGTTACTGTAGAACCTGAAGCGTCTACTCCCGTGTGCTTTACATACACATAATAAGTTTGCCCGTCAGTTCTAGGTTGTATAATATTGTTAGCCCCTGTGTTATCTACAGATGTTTTTGCTGACGTTACCACAGGATTAGTGGTTGTCAATGGAGATGATACAGATAACTTTAAATCATCCGAAGTAGCTGTTGTGCTCGTTAATGTTAATGCCGCTGTTACTGTTGCCATATTATTTTAATTTTATCAAATATACTAAAAATTTATTAAACAGACAAGCCTGGAGGTAATTCCTGACCACCGCCCATAAATTGCATTGGAGGTCCGCCTGGTCCACCTTGTCCACCTGGTCCACCTGGACCCATAGGAGGTCCGCCTGGCCCCATTCCTGTTGGCCCCGTCTCTTCAGTAGCTGGTCTTTCTTTTGTTGATTTGAGAGAAGAATTAAATCTTTTTAAGTATTCATCAACAGTAAGGTTTTTCCCCTTTACTTTAAAATCTCCTTTTTTTCCTTCTCTAATGTGAGCAAAATAATTCATTAAATCACGGTGACCTAAAAAGTGCTCTAAAGCCATTAATTCTTCATCAGTCAAGTCTCCTAAAATACCCATATCCATTTGGTTGTCTTTTAATTTAGTTCCTCCAGCACCGTAATATTTTTTAATAGCATTTATTTGTCTAGGATAAGCTTCGTTTATAAGATAGTCCATGTAACCTTCTTGAGCCTCTTCGTTACCCATAAATTCTTCACGGCTATTTATACCAAACATTTTCTTTAACTCATCTTTGTGTACGGAAAACATTATTTGATAAGGACCTACAGCGGATGAACCAGATTTATTACCTAAAGAATAATCCATATTACCAGAGGCTTCAACAAAATTAATAGCTTTTTTAAACTTTGCGTTTTTTTCTTTCATCGCTCCTTCTTCAGCTATATCATCCATGGAACCACCTTCTCCTGGCCCTGGCTCACCTTTTCCTCCACCCATTAGAGCGGCCATTAATTCTGGTGGCATATTTTGTGGTGCTCCACCTCCTTCCATTCCTGGCATTCCAGGTGGCGGTGCTCCCATAGGCATCCCTCCCATGTTGTATTTGTTTACCTTAGTTTCTCGTTTTATTCTTTTATTTATTCTCATATCTCAAATCCAAAATTTAATATCATAAATCTCATCTTTTTGCATTGACATGATTTCTCACACATTTCAAAGCAAAGATGTAATTCAAATATTGTTAACATTCCAAATCTTAATTTAATATCAAGTTTGTTTTTTTTATTTCCTTTTTTCCAAGAGTTTATCCAATTCATATCTAATTAAATTTATTTAGTAATAATGTATCAATGGAGTTCTGTACAGTTTTTTTATCAGCATCTAGCCGAAACATAACAGTAGCTCCAAACTTTTCTTTTTCTATTCCGTTATCAAATATAATAACTGTAGGTATAGCAGACACATCATACTTCATTTGAATGTCCATATGTTTTGATATATCTATTCTATAAACCATACAATCATTTAATTTTGTTAATTCTTTAAATTCATTCTGAGCGTTCCATCCAGCCCAAAATTCTACGACAACAATGTCTTTAGCTATTTTATTTTTAAAATTATCAGAGGATATAAACTCTTGACCGAAGGTGGTACCACAAGCAAATATTAATATCATTAATAATATGTAAATAAAGCCTGTAATGTCAATTCTTCTTGTCATTTTTTTAATTCTTTAAGTTCTTCTTTAAGTTCGTCTAGCTCTTTTATAATGTTGTCAATTTTCTGTCTAGCCATTTCGTCTTTCATATTGAACTCCATTCTTGTTGGTGGCCAAGTTTGTGAAGCGGCAGGGTCTCCCATATCTATAGTATAAGTTCCTGTTCCTGGTTTAGGTTTTTCTAAAGCTTCCTCAACCTTTTGTTCTAATTCCATGAATTTACCATTTATGTTACTAAGAACCCCATAATAACCAGCTATTAATGTAGCCACCCCTGCTACAATCCAAGCAAGGGTTTTAATACTTATGTTAAATTTACTATCCTCTGATAATTCTTTTGCCATTTTATTTTTTCTTTGCAAATTTTTCTATTCCGCTTATACCAAAGCAACCTAGTACAACCCAAACAAATGAGTCATACACAAATTTATTAATAACCAGGTCATATCCTAATGCTCCAGTTACCAAGTCGATTATCATTACAATAACCATGATAAGAAACGCTATAAAACCTATAATAGATTTTTCGTTCCAATTATTATCATCTTTAAAAATGTTCATAAATAATTATTTTAATTTATACTTAACTTTACCATCTTCAATGTAAATACCATTAGGCTCTTTGATGGCTTGCCCTAACAAGTTATAAAACTTATTATCTTTTTTAGATTGCTCTATAATTTCAGGAATATTAGATGAACAAGGAAGACCTGTGTCACAGTCTAAATACTCTGTTATTACGACATCAACATATTCTATTATTGTGTCTGTAGTAAAAAACTCTACGTATTCAACTTCTACTATTGTATCAAACACAATCACATCTACATACTCAATTACATCTATAAATAAAGTATCTAACACATCTTCATATACAGTTACTGTATCAGTTATATATACATATTCGGGCACAAATGTCTCTATTTGTACAGTATCTACAACTATTTGTGTAATGTATTCTGTGTTGTATACAGTGTCTATTTGGAATATAGTTTCGTATATATAGAAAGGAACTTCTATTTCTACTGTATCTGTTTCAAATATATATTCTATAACATCTACGTATACTGTATCACAAGGTTCTACATAAGGTTGACAGTCTTCTATTGATGTAGGTTCAGCATTGTCCTCATCGCTTCCATCGACACAATCTTCCCACCCGTCATTAAGATAAAAAAGATTGTTAAGTCCATTAGGCACACAACCATTAGGGCTATACTGAGTCCAGTTAGCAGGGTCATCCCCACAATAAAAACCATTTTGCTCTACACATTCTTCACATAAGTTTTGAGAATAGACAAACGAGCCTATTAACAAAAATAATAATAGTATTCTTTTCATAATTAAAATATTAAATAATTAAACCCAAACTTAACATCAAAAACAGGTTTCATCCAGTATTTCATGTGAGTTCCCTCAACAAACAAACCTAAGTGTTTGTTAAGTCTTACCCCTAAAACCATACCAGCATCCCATTCAAATAAATCAAAATCATCTTGACCGTACTCGTAAGAGTATTCATCTAAACCATAATGAAGAGGTAGTATGTTACCCCAAACATGTAACCAAAAGTTGTTTTGATATTTATAATAAGCAACGCCAAAGACAGCGCTTAATTCTTTTTGTAAGCCTAGTTTTTCTAATTCTCTTTCATTAAAGCTAGCTACAGCATCACCAAAGTAATGTTTAAAAAACTCATCATTAGATGTTGCTATCAATTCACTATCACTATTAAACCAGTGCCATCTACCGTTTACATACTGAGTAGAATATCCAAAATCACCAGCTAATTGATTAAAAGTTGATTCACCTGGAGTCCAGAAATCTTCTATAGGATTAATACCATAAGGGCTATGCACTCTAAAACAAACACCAGCTGTAAAATCCCAATTACCTTTGTTAATTCTGTATCTAGTGTCAAAAGAACTGTATCTTAAATCTACTCTTTGGTTATCTGTATACTGTAGTTTAGTTACACTTTTAGCTCCCAAGTATCTAAGCCAGAAATTTTGCTCAGTAAAGCTATTGCCACGATTACGTATAAACGAATAATTAAGTAGATACTCCCAACCATTAGCATTACCAATAGTAACGTTATCTGCAACGGCTTTCTCAGTGCCGTAATACCATGTTTTAACTTTGTATTCATAATCAAATCTTGCTATTTTTCGGATTCCGAAAGTTATATTATAATCATAAGGATGAATCTGTGTAACATTTTCATAACCCTTATCAATAGCTATATAATCTTCTCTTTCAGAGAAAGGTGTGCTCATTGATGAAGACGTATACACAGTGGAATACTTAAAAAAATCTTTTATTTGCGCTTCAGACACAAAAAAGAACAATAAAAATATAATTATTAAATTTCTCATTTTACAAATATAACGTTTTTTATTCATTTCCATACTCAAACTCCATATATTGTTTGGCTATTTCCATTAATCTTTCTTTGTCTATATTACCATTTTCATCCATACTCTCTTCTACCAGTTCATGCCAAGGCGCTATAAGCTGAACTTTATTTAAGCTAATACCCCCTTGAACAGAGACCATTCCTTGTAGCCACATCTCCTCAAATTTTCTATCTTTTAAAATAGCAGATTGAACATCTAAAACATACCTCTCTTGTTCAGTTAAATCTTTTCTATAAGCCTCCCAACCGTATTCGTTTAATGAGTAAAAAGTTTTTTCAAATGTTTTTGAACCTTTTTTACCAGTAAATAAATTACAAATAGTAGCTTGTCTCATTAATTCTTCTTGTCTAAGTGGGTCAACTGAGTTCATTAAGGCATAGAATTTTTCCGCAGCTTGCTCAGGGTCAAACTTTTTTATATCTTTTATATCTCTTATGTCATAAGTAACTCCAGAAGAGATTAACATAGCTTCTTCTTGACAGTTATCTATAATACGGCTCATGTTTTTTGTCAGCTGCTCAATAGATATACCATCAACCTCTTTATATCTACTAAGAAAATAGTTCTCTAGTTGCAATCTCTTTTCTTTTAAAATTTCTTCAAACTCATCTACGTCTAAAGTCCTTGGGTCATCTTTAAAACCAGGCTTACCTTTTTTCTTGTAAATATTTAAATATTCATTTGTAAGGTATTTAATGTTTTTGTTTTCTAATTCTCTAACAGTATTATTAAGCTTCTCACTCTCCTGTAGTTGTCTTTGCCAATCCATTGTTATTTCGCTTGCTTCCATATCCATATCAACGCTACCCATAATTTTATTATAAGACTTTTCACCAAGAGCGTCCAGTAAGTTCATTTGAATTTGTTCATCTATAGTATATTTAAGCTCATTGGAGTTTGGTTGGTCAAAAAACTCATTGTAGCCAAACATTAAACCTTCAAATATAGAACCCTTAATACCAAAAGCTTCTGCCATATATTGTAATCTTGCTGGAGATATATCAGTTCCAGTAATCGTCTCTAGTCTACTTGCAAAATCTTTAAACATAGGGTTTGTAGCATTATAAGAACCAGGTTGATTGTACTCTATTGATAAATCTGCCTCATGTTCTTGTTCGTCTTTGTAATAGATTCTTCTGTTTCTAAAAGAATCCCAGTTATCTTGATAACCTCTCATTCCTTTAAATAAAGGTATATCATAAAACATATCAAAATTTAACACATCAAGACCAGCTCCAAATGGAGTTCCAGATTGAATAGATTTTTGTAACAAGTTTTTATTTTCATCGCTTACAAAAACACCATAATCTCCTTGAGTAACATAATTTGTACCTGTAAAAGCCTCAGCTACATATCCCTCAATCATAGCGGCCATACCTAATTGAGAATGTTCTTTTGCTAGCTTTATATACATTTGGTTTCCAGCCTCATCTTTATATGGTAAAAACATAATATGATTGTTCATAAACTCATAAGGCCTTGTGTTCCATAATTGCTCCATTTCTTTAGGATAAGTTTGCCAGTTATACATTTGTAAACCCCCAACATAAGATGCAAATTGAGCATATTTATAAGCAGTTTGCTTAGGGTTTTTAATCATGTTTTTGGAGAAAACTCTAAAACCTTGAACACTTGCGTTTGTATAAGGTATAAAAGAATCTAAGAATTTTGTAAGAGTACCACCTTGACTAAAGTCAATATTATTTCTAGCATCGTTGGCGGCATTCATTTCTATTTCAATTAATTCTTTTTCATTAGGCTTTCTTTTAAAGTCTTCTACAAATTTTTTTGTTCCATTTGCAATTTGTCTTTCAAATACAGCTAATCTCGTTAATAACTCACTAGATTCACCAAGGTAAGTCAGAACATCAAATGTTTTTTTATTGGCATTTGAAATAACTCTATCCGCCTCGTATAACCAATTATTATTTTTTTTCATTTTTTGATACCATCCATAACTTAAAAACGGACTCTCCTCAGTACCTATTCTTCTACCCTCTAAAGATAAAAAATCAAGAGCCCCGCCCCTTTGATAATATTTTTGTATTAGTGGATTTTCAGCCTTGTTAAATGAAAATGCAGCACTAGAAACCGCATTAATATCTCCAGTATAGTTTCTAATTGCTTCAGGAATATGAGGAGAATAAATATTTCTATTAAATAATATATTTTGAGAGTCTCTTATAAAGTTAACAGGCATAAACGACCATTCTAAAATAGTAGTAGTCATTCTTGTTGCTGTACTTCCTGATGCAATTTCAATTAGCTTTTGAGCAGATGGAAACCTAGACCAAAAATTACTTTTAATCATACTACTGTGCATGTCTTTATGTAAAGCAAATGTTTTAGATTGTCCATCAATCCTATATTCTATCTCTACATAATCTTTTATTAAATCTTTATCTATACCTAATTCTTTTGCTCTACTTTCTAGAGTTTGATTTTTTGTCTTGTCAAACATAAAACCAAAGTCTTTATACTCATTAGGTTTTCCATATTTAGATGCAAGCTTTTCTTGATATATTAAATTATCAGCAATACTTCTCCTTACATTGTTTTGCCAAATCATAGTATTTACAGCAGCGTTTTTGTTCAACACCATGTTTTTAGCGTCCATGTTTAAAGGACCATTATCAAAACCACCTTTTAAAGATTGTAAAGGCTCAAAGATATTTTCTACGTTTCCACTAGTTGTTCCATTTTTTAATGTAGATACATAATCAACAAACTCTCTAGGTAAATACTCTCTAGAAATCATTGTTTCGTAAGCATCTTTACCTATAATACCTGAGTCATACATTTTTCTAGCAATATATTGAAAGTGCTCAAAGTATTTATCAACCTTAGCATTCACTTTATCAAAGCTTAGATTGTTGTATTTGTCAAAAATATTTATGTTACCACTTTTACCTTCATTAGTTTTTCCATTATGAAGCTCTTTAGATTGTTCCATAAAAATTAAAGCCTGTTCTAATTGAACAATTTCTCCTTTATCACCATGCTTTAATCTCCAGGGAGTTTCTGTTATTAGCTTTCCATCAATGTTTCTTGTGTGTAGTTGTACGTCTATATTACCATTCTCTAATAATTGAGATTGCTCTATTAATGTATTTTCTTTTGTAGAAAGACTATATTTTCCATAAGCTTTTTTACCTGAATAAATAAAAGATGGGTCTTGTAAAACCATACCCAAGCTTTCTGCCTCTACTTTTGCTTGTTCAATTAAAGCTTCCATTTCAGCTTTAGGCCTAGGAATAGCGTTAGATTTTAGAAGAAGGTTTATTTGAGCTATAGTTTTATCTAAATCCACCTTCTTAGAATCTCTAGCTTTATCCATGCTTATAACGTGCCTATTAAACATAATGTTTTCAAACAACCTTAATTCTGGTGCCGTCATCTTAGCAAACATTTGTCTCATCTTAAATGTTTCTATTTTTGTTATACCAGAAGAGCCCGCTGAGTTTTCCTTAAACATTATAGTTTGATTACCTAAGTTTTTTAAATATGCTGCTAGCTGTGGGTTTTCTTTATACACTTTGTCATACATACCCTGAAACCATCTGTTATTATATTTAAAAGCATCTTTAAAAGCCTTGTCCCTTGTCCAAAAGTTTTTTCCAATCATTTCCCACATTTTTTCTGGAAGAAACTTAACAGCTTGCCGTAAATTATATCTATTATTTAGAGACTCATTAATTGACTCATATATTGTTTGCTTATCTTTTCTTACAATATTTCCATTAGCATCTAGCTCGAATAAATTACTTTGTTTGGTGTTTGTTTTTCCTGGAGGGGCCTCTCTATAAGAAAACATTTGGTTTAAGTCATAAACCATCCCATCAGTTCTTAATAAATTAGGGTCGTAATCTATTCTAGTTTGATATGGGGTTATTGAATTTAACATTTTCTCAGCCCCTATATATTCCATTTGGTCTAAGAACTTTTTGTTTACACCCTTCTCTCTTAGTATCTCAATAGTTTTATTATACGCATCTACCATTGATAAATTATCTTCGTTCTTTAATTCTTTTTGCAGAGTGCTCCAGAATTTTTTGCTAGTATTTGGGTTAAGACCTGTTTTAGAATTACTTAAGCTTTTTAATTTTGCGTCTATTTCTTTAATAGCCCCAGCTCTTTGCGTTTGTATAAAGGTCATATCAGCAACATCAGTTACTCTGTCTATTATACTTTTACCAAAGTATGAGTTGTTTTTATCTATACCACTTAATCCAGATTTAGTGAAGTCATACATATTAGATTTTTTATCATATATGCTTTCTGTTTTAGAATTGTTTATATCTGGACCATTGATTTCTACCTTTATATCTTTACCATCTTTTAAATTTAATATGTTTCCAATGTTGTACTGTTTGGCTAGTCTTTGTGCGTTTGACATGTTTTCAGTTCTAGCCATTAATTCTATATAGGTTTTTCCTCCCTGCTGATAAGTAACTACATCTAAATGTGGATTTCTTATTAATATTTCTTTAACGCTATTTTTATAATTAGCTATAGCTTGTTCCATTTGATAAGGTTGTAAACCCCAATCGTAAGCTCCCTCTACTTTTTCTGGTTTTACTTCTACTCTTAACTCTGGAAAGAGCTTTAACATATATCCGTCTTTACCTAACATATTACCAGCCATATCATTAAATACAGATATTTTTTGACTCTTATGACTTGAGGCTTGTTCTTTGTTTATAGACTCTCTATTAAAAGACCTTATTTGCTCAAACATTCCAGCTCTAGGGTCTTGAGTGTCTATGATGCCTTTTTCTCTTTGAAGTATGAAGTCATTTAAATATCTAGTAGCTTCAGTTAGGTTTTTACCTAAAATTTGTTTTTTACCACCAACCTCTATGTAAAATTCTCCTCCATCTTTTTTAGAGTTTCTTTTTATCATAAACTTAACATTGGAGTCTGGCATGTCTGCCTCAAAAACATTTTTATCTTTATTGAACTTAAAACTTTCTTTGGTGAAATAACCATTATTAACGTTATTGTCTTTAGGTGTAACAATACCATTTCTATCTATTTCAATGTTATACAAAGAAGCAAAAGGGTCGTTCTCAAAAATTTGTTTAGCAGACATATTGTTATATCTGTTTCCTTGGTAAGATTGATTTCCTTTGTAGTATTCAAACATATCCAAGTAATGCTTTATCTCATTTCTAGTTTGTTCTGGAACTTTTGGATTTAAAGACATATTTACTAAAGCCCTCTCGCATACACTATTTGTTTTTACAGCTTGATAGCCAGAAAAAAGAGCAGACATATATGTGGTTACAAGTAGTTTTTCAATAGCCCTACCTTCTTCACCCTCCATGCTTATACCAAAAACATCTCTACCAATAGCCTCTAAATCAATACCATTATCAGCACAGTGCTGAAAAATTTCTCCTAAGTACATACCAAAAGTACCACCTGTTGTGTTAGCAATAAACTGCATTCCTTTTTCAGCAAACACAGTAGCCTTAGGAATATCTGCTATAGCAGGCTTAAAAGATTTTACTATATTACCTGCATCATCTATCCAGTCATACACCCCAACCTGTTCTCCTCTTTGAACTAACCTTAAATCTTTAGGTTTTAAAGATGTGTTCCAATCATCACTCCATAATATCTTTCTAGATAATTTTGTTTGAGGAAATATAGACTGAAATAAAACTGTACCTCCGTGGATACCAGCACCCATTTCACCGTGTGCTCCAGCCATCTCAAAACTCATGTAACCTTTAGTAAGCTCTTCTGCAAATCTAAATGTAAATTGCCCCATTTTACCAGACTCTTGAATAGTTTTACGTGTTACATAATAAGCTGCTTGATTATTTTTTACTTTTGAAATATTATTAACCCATGTTGATGTGCTACCTAAACGTGAACGAGCCCATGACATACCTCTTGAGCCAGCTCCAACACCACTTCTTATTAAGTATCCAGAAAGCGGTCCTGTAGCAACTGAAATAGCTACAATTAAAGGCAAGGCGCTACCTGTTCCATACATAACCTGAGACGCTATACTTTGTTCTGCTGCTTTCTTTTGGTCCTCTGTTAACTCATATCCTAACTCCTCTGCTGTGGTTATCATGTCTTGTAAAACATCTCTACTACTTTCGTAATCATATCTTTCTTGACCTAGAGTTTCCCAGTTCCAAGGAAGTAGGTTCATAAAACCCTCTACTAAACCCTCACCAAGAGCATTCTCCCTAAAGTACCCATCTCTCTTTGCTTCATCTATGGTCCCTGGGTCTGAGTTTAAAAATAAAAATCTACCTAAAGCTAATAGCCTTGTGTTTAAAGTCTCTTCATGTTCCTGGTAATTTTCAAATAACTCAGCTATTCTTTTTCTATCTCTATCTGTATACTTTAAATCATCTCCAAATCTATCTTCAATATCAACTTCTCCAGTAAAACTTTTAATTATATTATCAATAAATCCTGCCATAGAATAATCCGACATTGTATCAAGAATACCTTCTATTGAGCCCTTTTTTCTAGTTTCCATGTACCACTCACGATAGTTGTCTACAAGTTCATTTATTGATATAGACACCCCATTATCAAGAGTTACTTTATAACTATCTCTTAAACTGTCTAAATATCTTTTCTCTGAAGCAACTTGATGATATAGGCTTAAAAGCTCTGTTCTGTCTGTATTGCCAGATATTTCTTGGTAAACAGCATTGTACTCTGACGTAAACCTATCTATCCTTTGTTTACTAGACTCAGGTAATTTTTCGTAATCAGGTTTATTAATTCTACTTCCATCAATATCAAACATTTCTGAACCTATCCAGTCCATAGTAGCCCTTAGCTCTTGTATTTCTTTTTCTATTTTAGGTCTTTCTTCTTCGGTAGAATTAAGCCATTTTCTATTTAATTCAAACAACTTAAACTCCTCCTCCTGTGCTGTTTTTCCCCAACCTTCTCTATCTGTTCTCAAAAACATCTTTTCACTATCATCCATATACAGCTCAACCTCATCATAGAATTTCTGTAATTGGTCATCGTTTTTAATAAGACTTAAGTATTCGGATAGGTGCATTGTTTTACTTAAACCTCTATTATTAGACTCTTTCTTTAAAAATCTACCAACAGGGCTAAACTTATCTCCCTCGGAAGATAAATAATAAGTCATAACATCATTTGCTACAGAGCTATCTTCACCAATACCAGACATAAAGGTGTCATTTATAATAGGGTCTCCTAATACTACATTATCAGCAAATGGGTTTCCTCCTGGGTTAGAGCTGTGAAAAAATTGCTCTTTTGACATAAGTACAGCAAGCTCTGCATCTAAAATATTATCTTCTAATTCTTTATAATAACCAACAAGCTCTTCATACAATTTCTCCCCTTCTTCATTTAATCTACCTTGATAAAGAATGTGCTCTGGCTCTCCTTGACCTTTTTTATAACCACCATCATCCTTTGATGTGTAGTCATAATATTTTCTTTCAGAAAAATTTTTATTTTTATCCTCATTTAAAATTTTAACTATTTCATTTATTCTTTTAAAGTTTTTATCAAAATCAGAGTTTGAATAAAACAAGTCCCCCATCATATTATCAAGATTGGATATGTTGTAATTCTCATCTTCATAATAAGGGTTTGTTGCTTGAAAATTTTTTCTTTTAGAGTCATAAACATTTTTTCTAGTTTTGGTTTCATAAAAATGCTTATAATAATCTCCATCACCTAAAGAGGTTATAATATCAAAAGATGGTATACTGTTTCTAGTGTATTCATTAACAAGACCAATTTCATTGTTAATGTAAGCTTTGCCAGTATTAGACTGTACATCAAAGTTTCCATCAATAGAATATTTTATCTGAGCAGGATGATTTATCCTTATGGCTGGCATGTTTGTTATAGCCTCTTTAAACACACCATAGTTTGCGTCTACTACTTGAGTTTCAGTTTTAGGTATACCTTGCCACATTTCATTGTAGCTATTTACCCAAGCTTGTTCATAGTCTTCTATGGAAAAACCTGTAATCTCTTCTTCTGTGGCTAATTTTCCATTTATATAATAATCTCCATTTTCGTAGTTATAGGAGATGTGTCTTTCTTGGTCATAGTCTATTTTATTCCAAGGCCAACTATTATCATCGTCTTGTAATGGTAAATTATGCTCAAATCCATAAAAATAACTGTCCTTTATAGGGTCTCCAGTTACCTCATTATTCTGGTTTCCAGAATCCGAAACACCATCGTCCAAACCTGATGAAGAATCCATAAGGGGTTTTTGGTTTTCTTCGTTTTTGGATTTTTTTTTTACCGATATGTAACCATCATCGTAAAAACTTTTAAGAACTCCATTGACAAAGTCATCTGTTAATTCTTTATCATAGTATTCTCTAGCAAAGCCTCTAATAAGACCTGAGTAATCATCACCATAAGGCTCAACGTATTCATACATTTGGTCTGGAGTCATAGATAAATTATTCTCCTTAGCCCTTTTAGTTTTTAAGAGAGTGTCTAAAATTTTATATCCGTTATCGTCTTGCATTTATTTAATTTTAATTATAATTCGTCTTCAAGGTTTACAGTATTCGAAAGGCCATCTAAATACTCATTGAATCTTCTAACATGCCTACCTCCTTTAGAGTTGTAAAAGTCACTACCTATATCTGTTGCCTTACGGTCATACACATCATAGAAAGGAACCCATATTGTAGCGTGATTACCGCTATCTTGTAATTTCTTTAATACATCGTAAAGTTCAGCGTCTTCATCACTCATGCCATCTTCACCTCCAGCTTTTTCTTGATACTTCTCCATTATTCTGCTAATTTGGTCACTCTTAACTAACATTTTAATCATAGGCACGTACTCATCGTCATTATCAAAATCAGAGCCAGCTGTCACCATCTGCATGTTTCCAGTTCCAGCCTCTACTTCTCTTAATACCATTCCTTGTATATTTTGCCAAGTACCTTCTAATGTTATGTTTAACCCGCCAATATCCGCTATTAAATTATTTTGACCATCTCTAGCATAAGGGGTAGGGAAACCTTCTATATATACATTAGGCTTTTTGTTTTTATTAGGTTGAATATTAAACTGAGTAGATATTTTTTTACCGTGGTTGTATATTTCATTATATCCATATTCACGTGTAGGTGCATTTGTATAATCAGAATCTTCACCTTTAGGGCCATAACCATAAACACCATAAGAAGTGCTTCCAAGTTTATTTGTAGGAAAGTTAAAAAACCTAGTAAACATTTCAGCTTCATTTGCATTGTCTATTGGATTCTTACTTCCTAACTGGTCTAAATACTCATCCATTGTTTTGTATAAAACATAGTTTTGGAAAGTGTATTCTCCATAACCACTTCCGTCTTCATCCCATCCCATAGCTTGTATAAAAGCTGTCCACTTTTGATTAGGTTCTAGTCTAGCCTCATTTGCATTTGTAGTCATATTCATTATGGTAGCAGCGCTAGGGTTTTGATTTCCTTGCTCATTAAAATATTCATTAGCATAATGATTATACATTTTAGGAGCAAAAGTATTTTTAAAATTCTGTTGACTTTCTCCCCCTACAGTTTCTGTTCTATAATTTAAACTTGCGTTTACTTGATTAGCAATATCTTTTAAAAAAGATGTTTTTATTCTACCGCTCTTTGCGTGAACATCACCCTCTTCCCATTTTGGCATGTCTTTAAGGAAAGCTGTAGTTGGATTTCCCATAAAATTCTTTTTATATAAAGTTTCTCCAAAGTCAAAATCAGGGTTATTGTGGTAATCACCTCCTTTGTAAAAAATCTCTCCATTACTTGGGTTTGTTGTCCAATCATTAGGGTTCATGTTATTAACAGCTTCCCACCTCATGTTATAAATCAATTTTTCATTTCTTACATCTTGAACAACTTCTCCAAAACCATCATAAGCTTTTACTGGAGTTCCGTTTACTGTTTGTAATCTATTTGTCCCATCATTCATTGGTATAGGTAAACCATTCTCATCACGTAATAGTTGTTGGTCTTTAAAATAATCTGACTCCCATTCCGTACCTTCAAACATTCTTTTTTGTTGCTCCCAATCAGAAAGTGTAACATCAAGTGGAGCGTAATTTAAAGATGAACGGTCATAAAGAGGATTCCCTGCTTCATCAGTTTCAGAAAACTGTTCTTGAAAATTCTCTACCTCTGCTATTTGGTCATTAAAAAATTGAGCTAATTGAGTTTCCTCATTTTTCATTTTCATCCATGTAGCATAAGTTTGAGGGTCATAATCTTCATGGTTTTTGTTTAATTTTTGACCCTGAGACACCGCCCAGTCATAGTTTTGAGCAACCACATTATTAAAAGCATTTGAAAATTTAGCGTGTACTTTTTGTGTGTTTTTAGAAGGTTGCCAGTTATTAGGCTTAGGAGCCTTTGCGTCAGTTAATTTTTTCTTTCTAGCAGCATTAATCTTATCTAACTCCAATCCTCTATTTAAAATCTCTGTAGTTTTAGATTTACCATAGTATGGAGACAAGAACATAAAGCCCTTACTGTTAAACGCTTGCTTTGACATTATTAATATTTTATTTTAGTTTGTTTTTTACTTCCATCATAAGATTTTGAAACTTTAGCTCCTTTACCAGCTTTTAAGTTTTTATCTTTATGCTCTCCAGCTTCTTTCTCCCACTTAGTAA